CAAGGATGAAGATTAGGTTGATCGTAACTGTTTTGAATCCATAGAACATTAGTTTTATCTATAACTACAGGACTTCTTTCTGGTACGGATAGTTCTAATTTAATTTTAGAAAATAAATCTTTAGATACGTATTTTTTTAAATACGCTAATTGTATTTCAGTTCCACCAAACGGCTGCATTATTTAGTTTTACCAATAACCTGTAAAGATGCAACTGTTATTTTTAAATCTCTTTGTAAATCTTCTGCTTTAGTAGGCGTACTAGGGTCAGCCACATCTGCATGAAATTCATCAATAGTTGCGTATGTTTGTCCTGTAATTTTATTTAATATTGTTTCTTCTGCTTTTGCAGGAAGAACTGGAACCTCTACCCCATCTACTATTATTGTTTTATAATCCATAAACTTTAATATATACTATTATCGTCTACCTTGTCCACGATATTCTTTATGGTCATTTCTTTTATTTGGACTTTTTGAGTGTCTGCCTGGTCTTTTTTTATTGGTATGCTTAACAAAGGCTCCTGAACCGTTACTTACTTTTCTAGCCATTCTGATTTTTTCTACTTAATAAAGCGTAAGAAATTTGTCCTGATATTACATTAGATACAGTAGCTTGAAAAGTTAAATAATCACTTTCTTCTAATACTAAAGTATTATGTACAGCATTATCATGAGAATCTGCAGCCGCTTTTACATGATAAAATATAGCACTTCCATTAGTTTTATTTAAATAAAAATTACAATCCACTGTATTATTATGTATATTTGAAACACTAATTTCTTTTACAATTGTTCTAGTTGTTGCATTAACTGTAAGTGTGGTAGTTAAATTTGTTGTGGCTAATCTATAAGTTTGACTTTTATATTCTATTGTCATTACGCACTACTTCCAGTTAAAAACCAGTTAAATGCTTGTAGCTCTTCATTTAAATCTTCTTGAAAAGTTGTATTTAATTGATTTTGTAAAGTTTCTAATACTTGATTAATTTGTCTAAAGTTATCAACAGTATAAGGTTCTCTAGGTTCTGGTATGTATAAATTAATTTTTGCCATTAATTATATCCTAAAGCTTCATCTGTATTGATACCGTCTGGATCTGCCAATATATCAATCCTACGTACTTCTGTAACATTAGGAGTATCACTTAAGAAATAAGGTTTAACTTGATTTATATTATAAGAAGATATGTATTCTTTTTGTTGAATACCATTACTCCCAGAAATAAGATAATAAAATTTATATGTAGCCATAATTATGTTTGAGGGAAACTACCACCAAGACCATCTTGTTGTATATCCACTCTAAATATTCCGTAGCGCCAGTTATCATCTATAGCATCACTATCTATTCTAATACTAGCAAGTCTTCCTCTAGCGCGAGTATCTACTTTATCAGTTGATGTGTCTATTGTAAATGGTCCTATAAATGTCTCTCCTTTAACAGTTGTTGTATCTGCAGGATATGATCTTAAATAAATAGTAACATCTGCACTTCCTTCTAAGTTTTTAAAATCTGGTATAAATCTTCTAATCTTTAAGAAATACTCTCCATTACCATCCTGATCTATTTCAAAGTCTCCTGATCTAACATAAGCAGCTATAGCGTTAGTTGTAGTTCCACCTGTATTTATAATTTCGTTTTTACCTTTTTCTTGAATGAAATAATAAGAAGCTCCAGCTGTTGCTCCATTAATAGTTGGTACTGTTGGTGTAGCTGTTGTATCATATTTAGTTGCATATGGAAATTTAAATACTTTAGAATCTTCATATGTAGTTCTAGCTAAATCTCCAGTAACCCACGAATTTTCTTCATAATTGAGCGTAACTACTCTATCTATATTTGTTGTTCCCGCTTTACAATAGAACCAATTTATTTCTGTATATAAAGTATTTAAACCACAGTATACTTGTGAACCCTGTGAAAAGTTAATTCCTAAATTGTCCGTACCTAGAGTTTTAAATACAAAGTCTTCTACTAAACAAGATACATCACTAACTGTTCCATCAAATTTAAAAAATCCACCAGAATCACCCATCCACCAAACAGCTCCGTTTACAAACGCTAAAGCATGTTTACCGATAAGTCCACAATTAGAACCTACTTTTCTTATACTGAATGTATAAGGAGGCCCTACAAATTGAATTGTATAAGCTGCAGTATCTGTAATAACTAATATATAATCTTTTGCTCTTACGGCACCAACAATAGTTGTACCATCATCTAATCTAAATGTACCCGCTGTATTTGTAGAAGTCGGTGTATAGTCTTCAATATCTTCTTGATCAGAAAATCTTATAAACATTGGATCTTGAGTATTAGGATTTCCAATAGTTGTTTCTGTTCCTAAATGTAATAAATGTCTATCTCTATCAGATACTATAGTTTGAATAGTTGCTGTTGGGTTATTTGGAACCAATGCTGCTCTTGTTGCAGTTCCAGTTCCTCCTGCTGGATACCAAATAAATGTTTTGCCATTTTTAATAGTTGCAATTAAATTTTCTCCAAAGTTATCTAATGACCAATCAGCTGCATCAATCGTAGCATTAGAAGTTGTTCTAGGTGTTCCCCAAGTAGATAAGCTCCATGTACCTGTTCCCCATCCATAACCAAGTGATGCAACTAATGGACCTGGATTAATGTAAGGTGTTGTTGTTGCTGATCCTTGAGTAGTCATACCTGTTCCTGCTTCAGTTACAGCCATTGTTACTGTGAATGTTCCACTTGTAGGCGTTGAAATAACTTCAAATGTATTTGTTGTAAAATCTGCTGCGACAAAACTAGTTACTCCACCGCCTGGTAAAGTAACAGTAGTAAATAAAATATATTCACCTACTTCTAAATTATGTGAAGCTTTATTAACTGTAACTGTTTTAGATCCTGTTGTAGATGTAAATGTACAGCTTAGTAATTCTCTATCTGTATCTAATGGTGTGATGTCATATAAACTATCTGCATCGTAAACATATAAACATTTATTAGTTCCGAGAGCCGCGTATCGTCTACCAGTTAAATCGGTCCATGACCATTGTGCTCTTGCAGCACCAGCTATTAATTTATCTGTAACCTGTTCCCATCCACCTAATTTTTCAGGGGATCCATATCTAAATCTAACGTTATTACCATCAATCCATTCGCCCATAGCTTGAGAAGCAGTGGCTTGTTTATTAAACCCTGATTTTAATGGTATCTTAACTAAAGGCATATTCGGTATTTTATACTAAAATACCTCACTAGTAAATTAAGAGGCTAATTTCTTCCACGTTGTAGGACTTGGTATATTGTGCTCTGATTTGATATTTGGTTTCATTGTAAGCATAATATCGCCTGAAATTGATATTCTAGGTTTATTTGTAGTGTTTTGTTGAGTTTCATGAAATAGCATACTTGGAAATACAATTAAGTTTCCTGTTTTAGCTGGATATATTGCGCTTGAATAATTTACTTCTGTAAACTTCTTAAAGTATTCTTTTCTTACTGGAATGTTTAAACCAGTCTTAGATACATCATCATCTTGAAATACTAAATCACCTTGTTCTTCAGCATAAGGATAATAAACAAAACTATAATGAGAAGACATATGTCTATGTGAATGAATATACTGTTCTTTAATAGTATACGTTGCCCAAGCTTTAGTTATATAAATATCAAGCAAATCTAAATTAAGATGTTGTAATTCTAATGCTTCAACTATCTTTGGTTGAATTGCATCAAATAGTTTTTTAAATCTTTTATCATGATGAATACTATCATCAATAGATTGTAATTCATTTGGTTTAATATCCGTGGTCCGTGAGTACTGGCTATTTGTTGGTGTTACTTCAGAATTGATCAACGGAACAATGTCCTTGTTTATTTCTTCAAAATTATCTAATACTGTAATATAAATAGCTTTACCAAACCATTTGGATATATTGCCCATTAAATATGAATATACTTTATTTAAATAAAGTCAATTAAGAAACTCTTAGGAATCTATATTGGATTTCACCGTTTCCACCAATACCACCATAAGTAGAAGTATTGCTTACTTGTGCTCCGCCGCCACCACCACCTGATCCTCTATTTCCAGCAGTTCCAGGAGTATAAACTCCTGTTGGAGATCCTACTCCTCCTGCAATATTTCCTGCATAAGAAGAACCCCCATTACCTCCACCTATTTGACAGTTATCTCCTCCGCAATTTCCAGGATTACTTCCCGTTGCTCCATCTCCAGATTGATTAAATGATCCAACAGGTCCACTTGTACAAGTTGTAACACTTACAACAACACCTGATTGATTAAAAGATCCTGATGTAATTACAGATCCAGATATAGTTGCTGATCCAGCAGTTCCTGCAGTATTAGTTCTAAGTGGTCCTTGAACACCTCCACTTAATCCAGAAGATCCTCCACCACCTGTTAATGAAAATATACTACCTGTTGTAGAACCCGTTAATGAAGTTGTAGCACCTCCACTTGCAGAAACGTTAAATTTTGTATAACCCCCTCCATTACCAGCATCTCCATAAACACCTGCAACTAATGTTAAAGTTTCTCCTGCTACAACTGAAAATATTTTATCTGATACGTAAGCACCAGATCCACCTCCAGCTCCTGCTGATTCTCCACCACCTTTATCATAATCTGCACCCATAACAGCTCCACCACCACCTCCAACAGCTGCTTGAATATGAACAGCATTAGCTCCTACTGGAACTGTTGTAGTTGTAGATGTACCTGTTACTGTTATAAAAGATGTTGCTTGAAATGCAATAAATACTGTTTTCCAAGTTCCAGATACGTTAGCATATCCTTCATCAACGGATTTCCAAGTTCCAGATACTTTACCTGAAATATCTGTAACTGTTTTGAATGTACCCGAAACATTTGCTGAAGTTACGGTCATGTTTAATTAGGCTGTATATTTAAACCAAAGGTCTCCATCGGCTCCGCCTGCTGGATTAGATGTACTGATTGTAAATTTTCTAAGTAATTTATTAGCTGTTACTGCATCGTTTGCAATTTTATCTGTTGTAACTGCGTTAGAAGTAATTTGTGTTGCTGTAATTGCACCATCTGCAATTTTAACTGTTGTAACTGCTGTTGCATTAATTTTAGCTGAAGTAATAGCGTTATCATCTATTTGTGCAGATCCGATAGTTCCACCTAAGTTAGTTAAACTAACTCCATTAATATTTGTTCCATCTGAATAAGCAAGATATGCTTTACCATTTTCTGTAGTAAATCCCGATCCAGAAGTTGTTTTAAAAGTTAAACTATATGCACCATGGGTTACTGAATCTTTTACAACATAAAATTTTTCAATACCATCTGGTAAATTAACTGTAGAATTTGCTGATAATGTTCCTGTAAGTTCAAGCACCATATTTCTAGCATTAGAAATAGTTGCATTAGACATTGCTAACGTTGTAGTTGTTGATGTTAAAGCAAGAGATTGATAACCTGCAACTGCTTGTTGTATTAAATTCCAATTAGAGTTAGTTTTATCTCCCCATGTGTTAGAGGCTTCCCCCGTAACCATTAACTCTAGTTTAAGATCTGTAGAATATGATGATGGCATAATTAAGCTATTATATTAGTTTTAAGCCGCAATATCAACCACCGACCAAGTACTAGTTGTGTTGGTACTTACTGTTGCCCATGTATTTGTTGTATTAATATCAACCACGGCCCAAGAGATAATCAAAGGAGAGTTAACATAAGTTGTCATTTGTACTCCAGTAAGCTCTACACCAATACTAATTACTACCGTTCCTGTAGTTGTATTTAAAGATACTCCTGTAACATTAACATCTATAGATACTGTACCTTGAGCAGTTCCAACTGTAGATTGTAATAAGTTAGTTGATAAAGTTACATTAGCATCAGCTATTGTATTTTCATCACCTAAAGCAACTGTTAATAAATTAGTAGTAGCGTCTACTATAGCGTCTGCATTAACTATTACAGTATCAATTGTAGTTTGTAATAAGTTAGTTGATACCTCTATTAAACTTACTGCTTGAGCATCTACACTATTAACAGTTGTATTTAACTGTTGTCCTGTTAAAAATTCTGCAAATGCAATATCAATTTCTACTACATTAACTGTAGATACAAGTTCTACTTCAGCACCCGATGCAACAAAAACATTACCTCCTGCTTCAATAGTTACACTATCAATTACTGTTTGAAGTAAGTTTGTACTTACATCAATTGCAACATCAAAATTAAGATCTACGTTACCTTGATATATATTTAATAAATTTGTAGATAAATCTACTGTTGCTGTACCTGTTAAAGATAAATCACCAGATGTAATAGTTAATAAATTTGTAGAAATTTGTACATCTACATCTACAAAAGTAGAAACATCTGATATGGCTGTTACAGCACTAACCCCCGTAAGCTCAACGGTTTGATTTATAATACCTTCTGATGAAAAAGGTGCTTCTGCAAATGCTGTTGCGCCAAAAAACATATAATAATCCTATAATGGGAAGGGTTGGTGTATAGGTGGAAGACCCCTCCCAATATAGAATTATATCATTTCTTAAACCAGCTCGGAAGACCTAGATGTTTTCTTTTATCAAAGATATTGTCTTTTGCACCTTTAGTTGCAGCATTATTGTAATGTAAGAATACTTGACCGCAGTCTTGGCCATCAAATTCTTCTCTCCAATGCTCCAATAAATTACCTCTATAAACTAACATATCACCAGGTTTTAAATTTACTTTAATACCTTTAGTATTATCAGAAATATAACCTTTACCTTCTACAACTCCACCCATTTTAGGATTTGGTTCAATATAGATTGGCCATGAATCTCCACCTAGATTTAACGTTGTAGATATCTCACAACTAAATCTATCTTTATGACGATGTAGGATATCTCCTTTTTTATAAATTCTTGCATATGAATAAGTAGGTATTAATTTTATTCCTGTTTGTTTTTCCATAATAGGTTGAACTAACAATAATAAAGTTTCCATAGCTATATCTGAATAATGAGAATAAGTATTAGGAACTTGATCATCATTCCAAACACCAAACTCTGTAGTGAATGGAGATATATATCTTTCATCAAACATTGTTCTTGCAACTTGTCTTTTCATTAAAAAGTAGTTGTATACAAAGTTTGCAATTTTTGGATCTATTGCTTTTTCAATAACAGTAAATCTATCTTTTTTAAAATTA